GGATTTGCCGGAAGTTAACGTAACGCCATTAAGTGTGACAGTGGATGCACCGCCACCATTTCCATTTGCGCCATATTGAACAGAACTTGAACCTGCGCCACCATATCCACCTTGGCCAATACCAACGGCGGTCATAGTCGTTGCAGCGCCAACAGAAATAACTTGCTGAGAAACTGGACCACCACCACCACCAGGGCCTCCATTGGCATAAATGTTTTGTCCAGCACCAGCACCACCACCACCACCACCGATGACGCTGACAAGCAAGGTAGTTGCGCCAGAAAAGATTGTGCTAATTGGAAGCGTTACCGAAAGTGGTATCACTTCAGTACCAACTGCGTAGTTCACTGATGGGGTGAATGAGTTAACTGGGAGACTTGTTGCACCAGCCGCTACAGACGACGAAAGAGTTACAGTCTGAGCAGTAACAGAGCCACCAGCGACGGGGTAGTAGAGCAACTGCAACGTCGAGCCTATAATCATTGCCTGTGGGCAAGCGGCAATAGAGATGGACGTGATGGCAGATGTACCAGTGGTTGCAGTTGTCTTGCAAGAAAGGACAGTGAGTTCCTTAACGCCACCACTAGCCGAAGCCCATGATGCGGTTGTACCGTTCGACGTTAATACCGTTCCGTTCGCGCCAATGGCGAGTGGGGTGTAAACCGAGGTTGAAGTAGCAACTGGGATTGAACCAACCGCCGGAGATGTAGACGTGTTAAGTCCACCGTTAGCAACGGGCAAAGTGTTGGACATTTTTGCCAGGTCGGTTGTGGTGAAGCAGTACCAGACACCTCCGGTGTAAACAAAAGTGTAAGCAGCGTTGAGGGGGATGGTGTAGGGCGTAGATGCCGAGTAAACCGTTCCCGATACAGAGACAGAGTTAGTTCCACCGAGAATGTTCACCGTGTAAGCAGACAAGTTTTTAATCTGGTAGATAGCACCGTTCTGAGGGGTGGCTGGAAGCGTAATCGTTTGACCCGATGTGCCCGAAGTTCCAAAGATAGTGAACTCGCCAACACCTGCCGTTGCTGTTGCAGAACGAACCACTAGAGAGTTAGGGATTTCGTTAGTCCAGGTCCCAGGAGTACCGGCTGTGATGCAAATCCAGATGGTTCCAGTCTGGTCAACTACAACGTCGCCCATTGCAAACGTGCCGCTTGCTGGAGCACCAGATGTTGTCGAGCCGACAATGCGAACGTTACCTGCCGTAGCGCCTGTAAGACCTGTTGCCTTGTAGTCAGTAGCTGAGACTTCGCCAGAGAAGGTAGGGCCGGAAACTGAGCCTTGTGCTCCCTGGTTACCCTGCGTACCTTGGTTACCCTGGTTACCTTGGTACCCCTGAGGGCCTTGAGAACCTGTTGCACCAGTAGCACCCTGAGAACCTGTTGCACCAGTAGCACCCTGAGGGCCTTGAGAACCTGTTGCACCAGTAGCACCCTGAGAACCTGTTGCACCTTGAGCACCAGTAGCACCAGTTGAGCCAGTCGCTCCCTGATAACCCTGGTTACCCTGCGAGCCTTGTGTACCTGTAGCACCCTGAGCGCCGGTAGAACCCTGAGCACCTTGAGGGCCAGTAGAGCCAGTCTGACCCTGGTATCCCTGAGGGCCTTGTGCGCCAGGAGTGCCTTGTGCACCCTGCGTACCTTGTGGACCTGATGCACCGTAGAGGTTGACCGACCATGAGCTGTACGTTCCCGATCCCGTGACCGTCAAGACTGAGACGACGAGTACACCCGTGCCAGCGTTGTACGAAGAAATAACACCGACCATAAGTTCGCTTGCGTTGTACGCAATAACGACTTCCTGGCCGGTTGAGTAGGAAAGATTTGTGCCTACGGTAAGCGTCTGTGTGCCCGTGCCGATAGTCAGCGAAGTGGTGGACGTAGTGGCGAACTTGTCACCAGAGTTACCCTGGTTACCTTGGTAGCCTTGGTTACCCTGGTAGCCCTGGAATCCCTGTGGGCCTTGAACGCCTTGGTTGCCCTGGTAGCCCTGTGTTCCCTGAGGGCCAGTCTGCCCTTGGTAGCCTTGGTTGCCCTGAACACCCTGAACACCCTGTGCTCCAGTGGCTCCGGTTGAACCCTGGAATCCCTGTGCACCCTGTGCGCCGGTAGAACCTGTGGCTCCTTGTGAACCCTGGTATCCCTGGGGTCCTTGGTATCCCTGCGAACCTTGGCTTCCAGTGGCTCCTTGAACGCCTGTAGCGCCCTGTGTTCCTTGTGTTCCTTGTGTTCCTTGTGGGCCGGTAGAACCCTGAGGGCCTTGTGCACCCTGAGGGCCTGGAGTGCCGGTTGTAGAGGTGTCAGCCCAGAGGATAGAAGTGTTAGTCGGTGGGGTTGGACTCTCAACGATTCCGGTGACACCCTGGTAGCCCTGCGCTCCCTGAAATCCCTGTGCCCCTTGGACGCCCTGAGGACCCTGTGAACCAGTTGCACCCTGAGTAAGGATGAGTGAGTCGTCGTAGGTCCAGTAGGACTTAGCGTTCGTTGAACCTACTGGGTAGAGGACACGGACGTAGTAAGCAGCGGCTTCTGGTACAACCAGTTCCCATTGGCCAGGACCACCGAAGTCAGTACTGGTGGCAATAGGGCCTGCGTCGGGCGAGCCTGAAGGTGGGTTTTCTCCTGCACCTGGAGCAGACGTGAAGCGAGAAGCCAGCCATGCGTCAACCTGTGCGCCATTGAGGAATCCTGATGGACCTGCAACAACGCCTGACAACATGGGGGTGGTGGACATTTAGACCGTTTCTCCTGCGTTCACAGCGGCCTGAGCCGCATCGTACTTAGCACCAATCTTGGCGTCGCCACCAAGGTTCATGCCGGTTTCAATCTCCCACTTAGAACCAGCTCGACGTTCCAGTTCAGCAGCACCCTTGACCGACTTAGGCTGTACGCCATCCTTGCGGAGTCGCTTGTAGGCGGCTGCATCTTTGTGCATTACTGCGGTGTTCTTCTCAATGCTGGCGGCTTCTGAGCGAGTGGGCATCGCTGAAGCGGCAATCGAGATGGACTGAATCTTGCAACCAAAGCAGTCCTCGGCGCAAGTGTCTGGGTCGTACTGGTGTCGTGCCATTATGAAATGCAATCTCCGTATCCAGCGGCAGTGAGGGCCGCAGCCTCGGCGTCAGAAACTTGAGTGACGTTCATATACACTTTAGTGATATATGGGTCCTGGCTCACCGTAACCTTTTCAGGTACTGGTGGGCTTACTTCGAAGTTGATGAAGTATGAGGTTGAGTAGGGAGCAGACGGGTTGTACGGATCGTATGGATACGGAATGTTCGTATTCATGTTCTCCGCAGTAGCCGTGTCTTGAACGAACTCGCCGTTCGACAAGGCAAAGACCATGACGTAACGTGGCCGATTAGGGAAGTAACGCCATAGCCTTCGCTCTATCCCACGAGAATCTGGAAGGATTGGTGGGTTGTCTTTTACCTGTGGTGGGGTAAAGGTAGGCATCGTTGCCTACTTCTTGCGACCGTTAGCTCCAAGACGGAAGGCAGCTTCGGTGTCGGTAAGACCACGACCACCAGATGTCTGAGTCTCAGGCATTGGCTGAGTAGGCGTACCTACTGGCTTCGTTACACGGGTGTAGCCGTTGTCCTGAGATTCCTCAAGCAAGGTAGCCGCACGGAAGTCAATAGGCATACCTGCTGGGCGACCGTCTGGGCTGAACTGAGCGTCGTACTTAGTAGCCATGACTATTCTCCGTAGACTCGGAATGGAACTACGTCAGGCTGGTCAGCGTTTGAGCCGTACTCAATCGTGGTGATTCCAGTAATCTCTGGAGTGCCCTTGACGTAGGCGTTGGTGTTTGACTCTACGCCACGGTTGGCTGGGCCACTCGTTTCGGTAGAAGTCACAGGCGTCGGGATGAAGCCAGTGTCGATCGTGTTAGCGGTAGTTCCACGAAGGAACTCGGCACTAACAGTCTGGAAAGATGCGCGTGACTGCATTATTGGGCGTCCTTTGTCATGTTGCAGCATCCGCAGTAGCAGGGGTCTGGAGCCTGGTCGAACTTGCCATAAGCAGAGTCGTTTCGGGCAGCAGCAGCGGCACGGTTGCCGATAGTGGGTGTCATAGATACTGGCGTGTTAACGTCGCGTACCAAGCCAAGTCCGGTTGGAGTTGTGCTCATAGTTTTTCCTCGCTCGTGTGTTGGTCTTTAAGAGAGACGAGGTTGCCGTGGCTGTCGGTTAACCGACCACAGCTGAGACAAAAAATCTCATCTATGCCAGCTTGTACATCCCTGCTACCGCAGTTCTTACATGCACGGGGCCACGACAACTTCGTATCCTCTCTAGTTACTGGCTACTAGGCCAGTGGTGAGCCGGACTCACCGAGGTCAATGGCAGGCTCGAAGGCGGTTCCAGTACCAGAAGTGGTGCTGATGTCGCCACCAAGGAGTGAGCTTGACTCGATGCGGATTACTGAAGCCTGACGGAAGATTCCGTAAGCACCAAGCCAGTACCAACCCATTGGTACGAAGCGGCGCAGGCGGTCAGTTACAGGACCAGGTACTACGTGTGGGAACGCACCGTTACCGTCAACGTATGAGTGAGCCTTGGCAAGAGCCTGGCGACCAACGATGATAGTACCGTAGACGTTCGTTGAAGAAGCACCAGCGCCCTGGAATACAGGAGCACGAGGAGTTTCGATCCAACGGACACCTTCAAACGCACCAAGCTCACCGTTCCAGATTTCACCTGGCTGAGCGTATACGTGTGGTGCACGCCAACCCTGGATGTTCGAACCTGAAACAGTTTCGCCCTGAAGGTCTGCTACGAGGTCTGGGTGGATGTAACCAACGTACATGCCGCCGAACGTAGGAACGTTCTGAGCACGGAGACGGGCACGAGCCACACGGATGTCGAGCGATGAAAGGGTGTTGCTTGAAGATACACCGGCACGAGTAGTAACACCAGTCTGGAGCGAAGTTGCGCCAAGGCCAGATGCGTACTGTACGTTTGAACCAGAGTCAAGAGCAGCACGAGCAATCGTGTCCAGCGAAACACCAGCGTTGTAACCAACTACGTTAGCAACGATTGGGTCGATGTCGACGAATGAAGTACCACGGAGCTTGGCAGTGGTAAGAACACCGTTACCGTATTCAGCAAGGGTCAGAGACACAGTTGAGTCTGACATTGCAACAGTGGTGATGTCGCTTGTTTCGGTGAGAGCCGTGGTTGAAATCGGCAGGTCGTTCACGATGGTGAACTGTACCGAAGCACCAGGCATCGACTGAGCGGTAGGCTGAACGTCAGCTACAGCGTCGAAGTAAAGCTCAGGACGCAGGGCGAAGTACGCCATACGGTCATAAGCGGCTTTTGAGAAGTCAAGAGTTGAGCTTCCCGTGGGGTTGTCTGAGTAACCGTCAATGGCCATCACAGACTCCTTTCTAGGTTAGTGGTTTAACGCACGTTCCTAGAAGTCCAGACGCCCAGTTTTTCGTACTGGGATTCTGCTACGATCTTCATGGCTTCCTCTGGGCTTGTTGCTTCTTGGATACGAGCAAGGAACTCCTGGCCCAAATCGGGACCGGCTCCTGACGTACCAATCGTTGCACCTTGGGCGCGACGTAGAGCATCAAGTTCTCCATCGACAGCGGGGTTGGATTCCTGCTGAGGGGTCAAAATGCCATATTCTTCTGCGGCCTTGCGGATTGCCTCTACTGAGGAATCTCCGTCATAAGCCTTTCG